TTTGTATTTAGTGTGCCCGATTGGGTGATTGATATTGTGAGTAAGTAAATGGTCCAAATCACTGTGAAAGAGAAAGGTTCTAAACTGGTCCGCGACGGCCTCGAAGACCTCTCCGCCGAAATCCCAAAAATCTCCCGCCTGCGCATCTATACGTTAATGCTAAAGGTGCGGTCCATTCTCCGTACCCCAGCCCCGCGTCCTACTTATCCGATTAAGTGGGATTCTGAACGTCAAAGACGCTTCGTTATCGCCATGCTCCGCGCACAAGACAACCTACCTTATTCCCGCACAGACGCTCTCCCGCGCGCGTGGGAGATTGAGAACACAGGGACAGGGTATCAGATATACAACTCACAGGACGCGGCGGTGTACGTGTATGGCAACTACGAAGGGGCGCGGCAGAGTAACATTCATGCAGGCCGGCACCCTGTGTTTCAGGTGGTGGTTGAGGATCAATTGCAGGGATTACCCGAAAGCATCGAGGAAAACATATCATATTACAGCAGGGCAAAGGGATTCTAACCCTTGACGGATATAATAAAACCATGATAGGATGCTTGACAAGTAAATAAATACCCCGCCTAGCGCAAATTGCGCGGGCATCAGCAAAAGTAGAATCTATGGCGCTGAACTGAATTCCTTCGGGAGTTTCGTTCAGCGCCTTTTCGTTTTGAGGTATCTATGACAGAAGAAGTCAAAGCAGGTCAACGCCATAGTGCGAAGGACAGAAAAGACATGCAGGATTTACACGACATTGCAACACGACAGGGGGCAGTATGCGCTCCGCCTAAGAGTATTGGAGAGGATGCCATTGTCCACTTTGGGGACAATGTAAAAGCTACCACCCTCGAAAATGGGGACATTAAATTAACTGGTTATCTTGTCAGGTTTGGCGATGAAACAAAAACGGATCTGACGGGTGATTATTTTACAAAGAACACCGACTTCGGCACGGCCGAAAAGTCTGACGGCTGGTTCAATCATCGGATGCCCGTCACGTACAAGGGTAAGCGCGTTCAGTACGACGAGCAGCTCCCCGACGTGAAGCTGACGAGAGATGACATTGGCGTATTTGCTGAGATTGTGATTGGCGCGCATGATGAGTATGAGAAGGCCATTGCCGATCTAGGTGTAAAGGGAAAGCTGGGCTGGTCAAGTGGCACGGCCCCGCACCTTGTGGATCGAAAGCAAGTAGGCCAAGCAAACGAAATTACCCGCTGGCGTTTGGGATTAGATGCAAGTCTGACCCCTACCCCTGCGGAATCAAGAAACAAAGTTGTATCAATCAAGTCATTAACTCTTGAAGCGGACATGGACGATAAAGAGATTGAACAAGAAGTACCAATTAAACAGGAGAACAAAATGACCGAACTAAACGAAGAAAGTGTTAAGGCCATGTTTGCTGAACAAGCCACCAGCATTAAAGAGCTTGTCAAAACAGAAGCCGAATCCGCCGCAACCAAAGCGATGGATAATCTGCTTGAAAAGCTGCCCGAAATCAAAGCGCCCCTGGGCGCTATTCAGGTAACGCAGGCCGAAGAGGACCGCCCCTTCAAGTCGATTGGTGAGAACCTTCTGGCGATCAAGGCTGATGTGTTGTCTCATGGCAACAGCGAAAAGACCTTCCCCCGTATGCGCTTCTTGAAAGCGACTGGTGCGAGTGAGGGTGTGCCGCAGGATGGGGGGTATCTTTTGGAGCCGACTGTTTCTCAAGAAATCCTGAAGCCCATGCACGAAGCCGGCCCCTTCTCAAGCCAGGTCCGCAAGCTGCCCGTTGGCAACAACAGCAACTCAGGCTGGATTAACGGTGTTGACGAAACCTCCCGCGCTACTGGCTCCCGTTGGGGTGGTATTCGCGGTTATCGTCTCGCAGAAGCTCAGACCAAGCCTGCCAGCAAGCCCTCTTTCCGCCGCATTCAATGGGAGTTGAAGAAGTACGCCGCTGTTATCGTAGCGACTGACGAACTCCTGCAAGACGCTCCGATGTTTGGTGAAATTGTTCGTACGGGCGTGGGTGAAGAATTTAACTTCATGCTCAACGATGACATTATGAATGGTGTTGGTCTGGCCGGTCCGCAGGGTTTCATGCAATCCGACGCTCTGATTACCGTCACCCGCGATAGTGCCTCAAAGATTCTTGGTGCTGATATTTCCGCCATGTACTACCGTATGGACCTGCGCGGACGCAATACGGCTAATTGGTACATCAGCAACGAAGCCGCTCCTCAACTGGACAACCTCTTTGCCGTTGGCTCAACCGCCGTCCTTTATCCGTACGCTTCAATCACCCCCAACGGTGTGAAGCAGCTCTACGGACGCCCGATCATCACAACCGAATTCGCCGCACCTTTGAATACCACTGGTGATATTTCCTTCTTTGATCCCGAGCAGTACTTATTGTGGGAGAAGGGTGGGGTTCAGGCTCAGTCCTCAATTCATGTCTACTTCCTGAGTGATGAAACCGCGTACCGCTTTGTGACCCGCGTTGACGGAAAGTTGGCTGTGAATACCCCCCTGACCCCGTACAAGGGTACAGTGACCACCAGCCCGGCAGTTACGTTGTCCAGCGCGACTTAATAGGAGAATTCTAAAATGAAAGATGCTCGATTTATTTCTTGCGAAAACGTTGTACCTTTGAAGGCTCCTGTTGATAGCGCGGGTACTGCCTACGCAACCCCTTATATCGACTTGAAGGACGCCCTTCATGCAACGATTTTCTTTTACCTTGGTGTGGTTACTGCCACCTCTGCCGATCAGAACCTTGTCCTGACCGTGGAAGCCTCAACCGCTGCCGCCTCCAATGCAACGGAAGTAGCTATTGCGTTCAAGTATCGCCTTTCCGGCGCAACCGGTGCAAATACGTGGGGCGCGATTACGTCCGTGACCTCTGCCGGCCTTTCGCTGGACACCACGTCTGCTGACGGAAAGATGATCGCCATTGACATTGACCCAGCCGCTATTCCTTCCGTACACGGACAGGATGATGCCCGCTTTATCCGCCTTGTGGCTGGTATCGACGCTGGTGGAACCGTTACCCTCAACGCTGCATGGGCCGTTCTTGACCCCGCCTATCCTCAGTTGACCCACATCTCAGCTACTTAGTACTTAAGTTGGGAGGCTGTGTAAAAAACAGCCTCCCTTCAAGGATTTTATATGGCCCTTGTTATTGAGCAAATATCAGATACAAAGATTTGGATTCACGACGGAGCTACGAGTGTCGCGGAAATTGACACATCCAGCGGTATTCGCATTAATAGTGCGTTTCAAATTGGAACCACTATTATCTCTCCTGCTCAACTTGCAATCGCCGCTAATCCTTCATCCCAAACCATTACACAAGACGGTGCTATCACACTAAAAAATGGTGTCGTTGCATTGGATAAGGCCGGGGTATTGGCCGCAACTCTTGCGAATCCTACCGCAACCACAGACGACTTCAAAAGATTAACCATTGTTGCACTACAGGCGCAAGCTAATACAGTTACTGTCACCGGCGGATTCGGGAATGGCGGAGGCGGAGAAGACATTGCTACATTTAGCGGTGCTATCGGTGATAACTTAAACTTAATTGCCTATCAAGGCTATTGGTACGTTACCGGCTCCCATCAAATCACTATCGCGTAAAGCAGAAAGTAAGGAAGTGTGAAGAAACTTGCAATTGTAGGAAGTGGGCCGAACACAAGAAGCAATGCCCCGTTTGATGACCCAAGCTTTGACATTTGGGTCTTTAACGAAGCGGCACAGTCTGATTGGTGTAAACGTTGGACGGCCTGCTTCCAGATGCACGAGCCCGATATATACAAGGGTCACAACACGAAAAATTCCCAGCATTGGGAATGGTTGCAACAAAAACACGGCAAGCCGATCTACATGCAGGAAGTGGATCCCATGGTCCCCGATAGTGTGGGGTTCCCAATACAATCCGCCCTTCTCCTTGCGGGCGTGAGGATGTTTCCCACCACCTTTGCATACATGGCCGCGCTTGCGATCATGCAGGGGTATGAGGAAATCAGGATTTTCGGAGTGGAGTTGTCCGCCTCGGAGTATCAGTATCAGGCTAACGGTTATTTGTTCTGGTTTGGATTTCTTAGAGGCAGGCTTGGTACTTACAACGTAGATTCCGCTGTTTTGTACCTTGATAACAATATATTTGAAGTTCCGCTATACGGGTATGAAGGAAATCTATCTTTCGGAAAAGATTACTTTACGGCGCGCGCGCGATCCCTGGATAATGAATGGAAGTCCTACGAAAAGAACGCGCGGAACATCAAGAAGGCAATCGAACGAGTGGTAGAGAAAAACGAGATTCCGAAGTTGCCAGACTTGGTACAAAAATACCAAATTGCCCTACAGAACACAGGCAGGACGGCGGGCGCGTTAGCAGAGGCGGAAAGATACGCCGCTTTTGGAGACAGATACGCTGACCGTGGCGGGTTTGAGTTCGCAGGAGCGACCGCACAGCGAGACAGCGAAGGCAAGAGAATTCTGATGTATAGCAAGGTTGGGCTTATTGAGTACCTTGCGAATATATACCAACAGACGGGAAATCCCGAAGCCGGCAAGCAGCTCATGCAACAGATCAACGATTACGGAAAGTTGGCAGAGGCTTACGGCGCGATGCTCGGAATGTATCAAGAGAATTTATCCTACATGGTGAAATACGACAATATGATTCAGGCAAACGGCGGCAAAATTGGCTAATATCTACTCCACATCGACGGACTGCTTTAACGATCTGACGGACGACGAGACTTATGTATCGTCCACAGACACGAAGTATGCAACCGCCATGACTGGATT